TTCGCTCGGGTCCTGTCTGAAGGGAACGCGCACGGCCCGCTGATGGCGTTCATCGAGTACGCGAGGGCGCAGGGCCCGGCGGTCAAGGAGACGCTGTCGAACTTGGCGCAGGCCATCGGGAAGATCCTGCAGGGCGCGTCGGAGGCCGGGCCCGGTCTGCTGACGTTGGTGAATGCGTTCGCGAAGTTGGTGGCGTCGCTTCCGGCGTCGTTCGTGGGCCATCTGATGCAGGTGTACGCGGCGTTCAAGCTGATCAAGCTGGGTGGTGCTGGTATCGCGGCGGTCGGGGAGGCGTTCGCCACGCTGCGGACCCGGGTCACGGCCGTGACGACGGCGATGGCAGGGGCTACGGGTGCGACGGCCCGTCTGCGGGCTGGGTTCGGGGCGCTCGGCGCGACTGCGAAAGCATCGCTCGTCATCGGTGGCCTGGCCCTGGTGGCGTTGGGGATCAAGGCGCTCGCGGATAAGGCGCGGGGTGCGCCGCCGGATGTCGACAAGCTGACCGCCAGTCTGAAGCAGCTTGCGGGCACGGGCCGGTTCACGGGCGAACTGAAGAGCACGTTCGGTGACGTGGACGGCCTCGTCAAAAAGATTGGCGAGCTGAACCACAAGACCGAGCAGATGAACAGTACTGCGCTCGGTTTCCGTATCCCCGGTCTGGATGATCTCGCCGACAAGGTCAAGGGTGCTGTCCACGACATCACGGACGGCCACGACTCGCTGAACGCGCTGAAGGGCGACTTCGACTCCCTGGACAAGGCGCTGGCTGGCATGGTGTCGAGCGGCTACGCCAAGGAGGCCGCGAAGGACTTCGACGCCATCAAGGCGGCGGCGTTGAAGCAGGGGTACAGCCTGAAGGACGTGTCCAAGCTGTTCCCCGAGTACAACTCGGTGCTGGCTGACGCGAAGTTCGAGCAGCAGCAGGCCGCGGAGTCGATGGGCTTGTTTGGTGCGGCGGCGCAGGTGACGTCGGCGAAGTTGGCGGAGCAGAAGCAGTCGGCTGATGGTCTGCGTGGGGCGATTCAGGCTCTCAACGACGTGCAGCGTCAGGGCCTCGGCGGGATGATCGGGTTTGAGAGGGCGATCGACGCTGCGGCGACGGCAGCGAAGAAGAACCACGGCGCGCTGTCGATGACGAACGGCGTCCTCAACCTCAACTCGGAGAAGGCCCAGAACGCCGCGTCCGCGTTGCAGGATCTCGCCGACAAGACAGACAGTGCCGCGTCGAGCCAGCGTGAGGCGGGCGCGTCGTGGGAGACGGTCAACGGGATCTACGCGCGCGGCCGCGCTCAGCTGATCAAGAACGCTGAGGCGATGGGCCTGTCGAAGGAGGAGGCCCGCGCGCTCGCCACTCAGATCCTGAAGATCCCGGACAAGACCGCCAAGGTCCGCATGGACACCGAGGACGCCACCCGCGACCTCGACAACTTCAACGCCGCCGTCCGCCGCTCCCCGCACGCCAAGTCCGTCACTCTCAGCACGCTGTCGAAGACCGCGGAGCAGGTGCTGGAGTCGTTCGGGATGAAGGTCAAGCGCCTCCCGAACGGCAAGGTCAAAATCAGTGCCACGGCCGGTGGAGCGCTGAGCGTCATTGCGAGCGTGGCCGGGGCCATCGCCAACCTGCGCGACAAGCACATCGTCCTCACCACCGAGCACCGCACCATCTACACCGGCAAGGGCGGACGCGGACCCAACGCGGGCGGCGCGCACGGCGGACTGGTCGCCACCCTCCCCAGGCGGGCGAACGGCGGGGTCGTCCAGGGCTTCCCTGAGGGCGGCTACATCCAGGGCCCAGGCTCGCCCACCTCGGACTCGATCACGGCCATGCTGCCGTCCGGCCCGGTGCGTGTGTCGGACTCCGAGTATGTGGTTCAGGCGTCGGCGGTCCGCAAGTACGGCGTGGGGCTCCTCGACATGCTCAACGCCGGGCGCCTGAAGCTGGCCGGGTTCGCGAGGGGCGGCAAGGTCTCGAAGGCCCAGCAGCGGGCGCGAGAGCAGGCGAAGGCGGAGGCACAGGCCCGCCACGACGCCATGGGCGACCTGACGATCTCCCACTTCGGCTGGATGGCCGGCTACCGCAGCAGCGAGTTCGGGAACGCGTTCGCCCGCCCGGACTCGGTCGGCTCGCTGGTGCAGGCGCTGAACCAGTGGCGCAGCATCATCCAGAAAGCCACCCACGGCAGCACCGAGAACCGACTGCTCAAGCAACTCGACTCCACCGGCCGCAGCCTCCTGAAGTGGGAGAAGCAACTCGCGGGCGTCACCAAGCACCTGGAGTCGGCCAAGGCCAAGCTCGCCAGCCTGAAGGACGCCGCCGCGCAGCTCGCCTCGTCGGTGAAGGGGAACCTGCTGTCGTCGGCAAACATCACGCGTGGCGCCGGCGGGGACCAGCCGGTGACGCTGGCGTCGATCCGGTCGGGGATGACCGTGTCCCGGGACAAGGTCGTCGCGTTCGCCAGCGCGCTCAAGCAACTGAAGGCCAAGGGCTTCTCCAAGAGCATCATCCAACAGGTCGCTGAGGCCGGAATCGACGGCGGCGGCCTGGAGACCGCAGGCGCCCTGCTGCAAGCCTCCGCGTCCGAGGTCAAGACGATCAACGCAACGCAGGCGCAGATCGAGTCCGCTGCCGGGTCGGCGGGGAAGACGACGGCGGACACCGTGTACGCGAAGGCGATCAAGGATCAGACGAAGGTCGTCGACCGGCTCACCAAGCAGGAGCACAGCCTGCAGAAGTCCATGGACAAGCTCACGAAGGCCATGGAGAAGGCCATCGAGCGGGCCTTCGGGAAGAAGGCGGCGGGCGGCATCGTCGGCGCGGCCGCGTCGGGCGGCTTGCGGTCGTCGCTGACGTGGGTGGGTGAGCAGGGCCCGGAGCTGCTGGACCTGCCCGCAGGTAGCCGGGTGTGGTCGAACCCGGACAGCCGGAGGAAGTTGGCGGCGGCGCAGGCGCCGTGGGCGTCGATGCTCACCGCACCCCGCCGGGCTCCTGCTGCGGCGGTCGCGGGCATGGCGCCGGCGGCTGGGGATGGCCAGCCGCTCGTGATCCAGGTCCGGATCGGCGACAAGGACTTCGGCGAGCTGTGGGTGGACACCGGCCGGAAGGCGGTCCGCGCGCGCGGCTCGATCGAGGCGACACTGCGGCCGCCGCGCGGCCGGTAGAGGAGAGGAACGAAAGTGCCGTACATCGTGTGGAACGGGCCGGCGCCGACGACTGCCGCACAGCAGTCGGTGACGACCGGGACGAGCATCAAGACGATGCTTCAGCTATCCACGCCGTCATCCCGAATGATCCAACTGCTGGAGTGGGGGTTCTCCCTGGACGACCCGCCCGGCGCGGACGGCGTGGTTGAGCTCCTGCAGACCGATGTCGCCGCGACCGTCACCGCGCACGTGGCGTCCGGCGTGCAGAACCTCGACCCGAACGGCACCGCGTCGCTGTTGACGCTGGGAGCCAGCAACACAGGCTACTCGGCGTCGGTGGAGGGCTCGACAACGGCGGCCCGCGTGTTCGACACGGTGTCGCTGTCGTCGGTGTCGGGTGAGTCGGGCCTTCAGTACGTGCGGCAGTGGATGCCGGACGCCCGCCCGATCATCGCCGTGAGCAAGTTCCTCCGCGTGCGTGCGACGACGCCGACGACCGCCAGCGACATGCGCTGCTGGGTCGTCTTCAACGAGGTGGGCTGACCGGTGGCGCCTGGGCTCGCTCCTCAACTCGCGGCGTTCAAGCGCCGCCTGTTCAACCTGCCCGCGCCCGCGCGCGGGTCCGGTGAGGCATCCAACGGCGAGCCCGTACAGATCGAGATGCTCGTAGCCGGGACGTGGGTGGACATCACCGGCTACTGCTTGGTCCGCGACGACAGCGGGCAGATCGCCATCACTCGCGGGATTCGGGACGAGGGCTCGCAGACGGACCCGTCCACGTGCGCCCTGGAACTCGACAACCGCGACGGCCGGTTCTCCCCCCGCAACCCCAGCGGCCCGTACTACGGGCTGATCGGCCGCAACACCCCGATCCGCGTCAGCGTGCCGGACGGCATGGGCGGCAAGGCGTACCGCCTGTGGGGCGAGATCTCCGAATGGGTCCCCAACTGGGACACCAGCGGCACCGACGTGTGGACGGACGTGTCCGCGTCCGGCATCCTCCGACGCCTCGCGCAGGCGCCGGCCCCGGAGCGGTCGGTCATCTACAACGCGATCACCGACCCGATGCCCTCCTCGGTGGTGGCGTACTGGCCGATGGAGGACGCCACGGGGGCGACGCAGTTGGCCTCGGCTTTGACGTCCGGGTCGCCGATGACGTGGACGGGTGTGCCGCAGCTGGCCGCGTATGACGGGTTCGCGGCGTCGGATCCGCTGCCCGATCTGACGAGCGCGAGCCTGTCCGGCGGCGTCCCCAAGTACGACGACCCCTCAGCGACGCAGGTGAGGTTCCTCGCATATATTCCTGCTGCCGGGCTCAGCCTGGGCAAGGTGCTGGTGGCGATCGACCAGCTCGACTACTCGGCGGGCTCCTCCCAGTTCTGGGAGGTGTACTACGACACCAGCACCCGCTCACTGACGATCCGCACCTGCGCGTCCGACGGCACCGTCCTCGGCGCGGAACTGGCCCACGACCTCGACGTCCGCGGCCGGCTCCTCTACGTCAGCGTCGAACTTCAGGAGTCCGGCGCCAACATCACCCGCACGCTGCGCCTGAAGGACGTCAACACGGCGCAGGTCTATGCCGTCAGCGACACCGTGTTCGTCACTCAGCTGACCCGCGTCACCAAGGTCCAGTTCGGGCCTGCCTCACGCGCGGTATCCGGAGCGGCCGGCACCGCGTTCCTGCCGGGAGTCGCGGTCGGACACTGCACGGTGGAGAACGCCATCACGGCGATCGACGCACTCGGGGTACGGCTGAACCCTATCGGGGAGACGGCGGGTCGTCGTATGCAGCGGCTCGCCGACGAGGCCGGTATCGCCTTCGACTGGGTCGGCGACCTCGACGACACCGTCCCCATGGGCGCACAGGGCAAGGCGAACACCCTCTCCCTGATCCAAGAGGCCGTGCTCGCCGACGGCGGCATCCTGTACGAAAACCCGGCGGTCCTCGGCCTCGGCTACCGCACCCGCGCCAGCCTGTACAACCAGGACCCGGTCCTCACCCTCGACTACTCGGGTGCTCAGCTCGCACAGATCCCAACGCCGGTCGAGGACGACCGCTACGTACAGAACAAGGTCACCATCACCGTCAACGGGATCTCTGCCACCTACGAGGAGACCAGCGGCACCCTGTCCACCGCGCTCCCGCCGGCAGGCGTGGGCACGTATGGGCAGGAGACCACGCTCAACCTCGCCAGCACGGACACGGCGACGCTCCTGGACCAGGCGGCGTGGCGCGTCCACTTGGGAACGGTCGACGAGGCCCGCTTCCCGCAGATCAGCGTGAACTTGTCGCACCCGAGTATCACGCCGGACATGCGGCGGGCGATCATCGGCATGCGCCTCGGCGACCGCGTCCAGGTCACCAACCCACCCGTATGGCTGCCACCGGACACCATCGATCAGCTGGTCCTCGGCATCAGCGAGACCATCACCCACTTCGAGCACCGGCTCACCTTCCAGTGCGCGCCGGCGTCCCCGTACTCCAGCATCGGCGTCCTCGACGACACCAACACCCGCATCGACACGGACGGTTCAGAGCTGACCGGGAACATGACGACGACGAGCACGCAGGTGAGTGTGCAGCCGTCGGACGGGGTCGATGTGCTGTGGACGAAGGACCCCACCGACTTTCCGCTGGACATCCGGGTCGGCGGCGAAGTCATCCGCGTCACTGCCATCTCCGACCTGGTGACGGACACATTCACGCGGACCGTGTCCAACGGCTGGGGCACCAGCGATTCCGGTCTCGGCTGGTCGACGGGCGGCGGTGTCGCATCGGACTACTCGGTCAGCGGCGGCACCGGAAACCATCTGCTGTCCACCGTCGGGCTGAGCCGCCGTTGCTTCGCGACGACGACTGCAGCTGACCTGGACATCTACGTCAGCATCACCGCCGACCAGCTTGCGACGGGCGATTTCCTCGCAGGCGGGCTGACCGCGCGGTACCTGGACTCGGACAACCTGTACTCCGCGCAGCTGAGGTTCACTGCGTCCAACGCGGTGCAGGTGGTGGTCATCAAGCGTGTGAACGTCACGGAGACGACGCTGGGCACCTACACGATGCCCGGGGTGACGTTCGTGGCGGGCACGCTCTACCGGCTGCGGTTCAAGCTGGTGGGCTCGCTGCTGCGAGCGAAGGGGTGGCTGGCTTCGGATGCGGAGACCCCGGAGTGGCAGGTGTCCGTGATGGACGGTGACCTGGTCACCCCGAACCTGCTGGGGTTCCGGTCGATCTCCGGGTCCGGCTCCACGAACGTCAACCCCAGCATCAAGTACGACGACTACGCGATCGTCTCCCCGCAGCTCTTCACGATGACTCGCAGCATCAACGGCGTCGTCAAGACGCACTCCAGGGGCGAGACACTCTCGCTCGCTACCCCCACCTACCTCGCCCTGTAAGGAGGCACACCGCATGGCATCTGAGGCATATCCCACGTTCCTCGCGGGGCAGCGGATCACCGCAAGCCTCCTGCGCTCCGCACAACCGATGACGGCCCGCAAAACCGCAGACACCGCCCGCGCGG